CTGACCTGACGCTTTGGGACTATCTGCCCTGCGTATGGGGAGAGTGCATACTCTGGGTCAAAGGTTCGGTCATTATTATTGAAGACTATGTTTGCCAACCCTGAATCGAACTGGTCAAGCTGGCGGTTCTTGCCTCGCTGGATTGCTACCGACTGAACAAGGTTTGTAACATCGAAGAATAGAACACCTGCCAAAAGGTATTCGGTGTTGTTCAGCTTGCCCTTTATCGGATCGTCAAGGATGAAGTAAGGGCCAAGACCTGACGAGAGAATGTCAAAACCAATCTCTACCTTCTGGATTGGCTGACTCAATTTGTCGGACTCACTAGAACTTGACCACCAGCGGAAACATACTTCGTGATGGTATTACCCAAAGTCTTACCAACCATTGCCAAAGACTGCGTTGAGTCGGTCTTGACATTTATGTTGATGATTGTGCCGACTGCATTTGCGCCTTGAGTTCTTAGAAGCTCCGCCTGACTGCGGAACAAATTGCGTGTTTCTAACGCTCCCATTGCAGCAGCGGTTTCGCCTCGGATTGCAGACTCATTAGCAAACTGAGTTGCCGCTTCAATTCTTGAAGTCAGGTAAGCAAGAACCTTGTCAACATCAGAGAATGCGTCAATCAAGATTCCTGTTGCATCGTTAATCAGCTCAGCAGCAGCAGTAGCCCCGGCAGGGATGTCAACGAAAGGTCTTGGGGTTACTGTGGTCGAACCACCGCCACCCCCGCCTCCGCCGCCGCCAGACGGAGTGCGTGGCACTTGCACTGGTGCAGGGATGTTTATCGGTGGCAGGGAAACAGAACCGCCACCCTGAATGCCCTTGAGGAGGTTGTTGAATCTGTTTAGCTCACCAGCCGATTCTCTAATCTCGCCCTTGATGCGGTCAAGGCTCATGTTGTTGAATCGGTTTAGCTCTCCAACTGTGGTGCGGATTGCGTATTCGGTCCGAGCAAGCTCAGCTCTAACAGCAGCCACGCCGTTGATTGCTAGGTCTCGGTTTGCAGCGGTTGAGCTTTCTAGTGCGTATTCATACTGACCGAGCAGTCTTCTGAGGCTCTCGACCTGCACTGCGTTCTGAGCCTGTGCTTTGGTCATGCCCTCGGTGTTTACTCTTGATCCGTAAACCTGCTGTGAGTAGTCAGCCAAACTTGAGGTGAGGAGAACTGCGCCTGTCACCATAGCTGCGAATGGCAGAAGTTTGAGGGCTGCGCTGAAAGCTGTTGTTGTTGCGGTTGTGGTTACGACCTGCTTCTGTAGCAACACCATCGCTGCCTGAAACAGCCCGGTTGCAATTGTGACGGCTTTGTAGGTAACGACTAGAGCAGCGATTACTGAGGTGAATAGAACTATTGCATCTTTGTTCTGCACCACCCAACCGATGAAGTCAATGAGGGCTTTGATGCTGTCAATGATTGCAATGGTCAAATCTCTGAGAGTCTGTGTTCCCTCTGGTGAGGCAAGCCAGCGAGTGAAGTCTTGGATTGCAGGCAGGACTTCGGTGCGGAAGATGTCTGCGATTTCAGCAGCAGCAGGAGCGAGAGCCTTTTCTAGCTCTGGCGTGATTTTGATTAGTTCGTCTGAGAACTCTTGGAAGACAGGCAGAAGGGCAGCACCGACAGCCTCAGAGATGTTGTCAAAGGCCAGCTTCATCTTGTCAGATGCTTTAGCTGTTGCAGCAGCAGTTCCACCGACCTGAGTTTCAATAGCAGAGAGAATCATGTTCTGAGCTTCGAGAACTTGTCCCGACTCAACCATGACCTTTATCTTGTTTCTTTCCTCCTGCGTGAAAGTAACACCCGATCTAGTTAGGGCTGTGAGGCCTTTGATGGGGTCTTGCAGGGCTTTTCCGAGCTGAGTTGCGTTAGTCTCTGCCGAGCCAAATCCAGCGGCTGCTAGGTCAATTGCAGCCATTGTTGCTCGGTCAAACGCTCCGCCTGTTTCGTCTGCGGTTTGAGCTAGGTTCTTGAAGGTTAGGAGTTTGGCCTGAGCTTGCTTGATGACCTCAGCGTCAACCGCTAGGGATAATTCGTTAGCCTCGGCAAACTCGATGATTCTCTGAGTGACCGCAGAAGTCTGCGATCCAAACAGGTTCATCGACTTGGCAACCTGTTCAAGTCGGTTGTTAGCCTGTGCGACATTCTCCGCAGCAGCGATTGAGTCTGCGCCGAACTTGATTAGTGCTGTGGCAGCAGCAGCGGTTGCAGCTGCTACGGCAGCGAATGCAACACCAACGCCCTTGCCGAAAGATTGAAACTCATTGAGGGCAGACTTGACGCCTTTGTCATCCCAGACGGATTTGAGGACTACATTTACTGCCATTAGTCAAACTTCCTGTTCGCAATCCGATAGTAATTCTGAATGATGCTGTCAATTCTTTTCTCAAAGTCAGGCAAGTCTTTCTCAACAGCAGGCCAAGCAATACGAGATGCACCTCGCTTGAGGATGCCTGACGCTGCATTTAGTTTGGCAATAAAGGCTCTTCCGGCTTCGGCTGGAGTTCTGCGAGCATAGGAAACCAAATCACCTGACGCTGTGCGCCTGACAACTGGAGTAAGGCCGCTGTTCCTTTTACCCTTACCAACACTTCTGCCAGACCTTCCAGCCATGTCCATAATGTTGACGGCAGCGGAGTTCAGGCGAACGCTGACTAGCGTGGTATTTAGGCTCTTGCCACCTGCTTGAGTTCTAAAGCGAACAGTTGTTGAGTCGGGAGCTTTTGATCCGTTGTTCCATGAGGTTGCCCCATAGTGGTCAATCATTCCGCTCAGCGGTTGGACATTGCGGATTGCACTCTTGATTGGCTTTTCTGCCTCTCGCCCAACCACCTTGATTTCTCTAACAAATTGGGTTCGTAGCCCCGGCTCAATCTCACGCAGGTTCTTTTGAAGGGTGCGGATGTCCTTGACCGAGTAACTAGGCTTTTGTGTGCCAAGTATGGGGATTTGAAACTCTAAGCGCATTAGACCACCTTTAGCCTCAATTCTACCTTGTTACCAAACTGTTATCTTTTGACCCTGCCTAAATCCTTGACTATGGCCTAGCCTTGACCTAGCTCAAAGAAAGGAAAGAAATGAGCAGAAACAAAGAACTAATCCTAGAAAACATCGAGTCTGTTTTGACTAGCTGGCAGGTTCAATTTGAACATGACAAGGTAGCTATTGGCTACGAAATGAATACCACATTTTGTAATTTACTATTCAGCAACAATCAGGGATTTCAGGATCAAGAGCATGAGTATTTTACAACTCTGCATATTGACACCGCAGATTTCTTGGCAGACTGGCTTCATTGCACTACTGCGGCGGTTTCGGTTTTTACAGGAATGGCAACGACAGAAGAAGGGCTAGTTGGCAACAGCTTTGATTGGATGGCTTATCACTTCAATAACAGCCCTCGCCGAACTGTTAGGGCCATGCAACAAATGGGATTGAACGACAAAGCTATTCAGGGAATTATTTATCTACTAACGGGCAGATTGCTAGAAGCTAACAAAGCCCTAAATATCGTTAGATTTGAATATCTAAAAACAGCCGAACACTTCCCAAGTGAGATTGCGGAACTAATGGCCTAGCCAAAAGCAAAGCCCCTCCCGGTTGGGAGGGGTTTCGCTATTTCTTGCTAAGTTCTTGCGCTCTCCAGATCAGGAAGCGGCCCATTGTCCAAAGCATTCTCTCGTCAAGTTTTAGTAACTCAAGCGGGCTGATTTTGAACTCATAGGCAATGTTCACTAAATACCAATGAGCCGAGCTATCGCCAAGCCCTTCTATGCTTTTGGGTCAACTGCTCCGATTGAAGCAACTGTTTCAACCCAAGCGTCAAAGCCTAAAGTTGTTTGCTTCTCTCTGGTTAGAGCTGACCAAGCGAGCCAGAGCAGGTGGGTAACTTTACCTTCCTGCCCTAGCTTCGCAATGCTGATGTTCTGCTCGGATTCAAACTTAACCATGTCAGCCATGATTATCTTGACATCCTTTTTGGTCTCGTCATTGAACTCGACCTGTAGCTGCATCCTCATCTTGGTCTCCTTTCTTATTTAGTTATCTAGGCTGATGTTCCTCTAGTGACTGCACCAGTGATGGTCCAAGTCAGGTTCTGAACTGCTAGGTCTCCAACAGCACCCGAAACAGGAGCAACATTGTCAACTAGGACAGTGAACTCATACTTTGGAGTAGAAGTTCCGGTTGGTGTTCCAGCAGGGTTGATGGTGACTGTTGCAATGGTGTTGAACAGGTTGTAAAGAACGCTGTCCAAAGCCGTTGAAGCGTAGTCGTTGTGCATTGACAGGGTTACTGAGCCAGACTTGAGTCCACCCTTGTATTCACGCCAGCCGGAGCTGCCGAAAGAGGTGGTCTCAATGGCATCGGAAGTGGTGGTTAGTTCAACAGAGTTTACATTCTGCGAAATCGCAGTTCCGTTGAGCTGGACAACAACATCCGTCAGGATTTGCTTTGCCATTTATTTTCTCCTAATTAGTTAGCTAACACACGAACATTGAACTCGGCTGCCAGATAAGTAACATCT